CCAAATACTACATATATCAATGTCCCTATCAAAGGTGATGGTAGTGGTGCAGAAGCCACAGTTGTCATTAACAATGATTCCAAAGTAGAACAAGTTATTGTCTCCAAAGGGGGTAGTGGATATACATTTGGAACATTAGACCTGGTTGCTGGTGGTGTTCCTACAGGGACCACACAACCAGTGTTCAATGTCATCATTCCCCCACCTGGTGGTCATGGATTTGACATCCTAAAAGAACTTGGTGGTTATAATGTTTTGGCTTATGCAAGATTTGAAAATGACATTACAAATCCAGATTTTGTAACTGGAAACCAATTTGCAAGAGTTGGAATTGTTGAAAATCCACAAGCATTTGACACTACTGAAATATTAAAGTCAGATAAGGCAAGTGCAGTATATGCATTAAGGTTGTCTGGTGCAGGATTTGATTCTGCCACATTTACACCAGATAGTTTTATTACACAAACTGTGGGAGTTGGTTCAACTGCAGTTGGAAGGGTTGTATCCTATGATCAAATTACTGGTGTTCTGAAATTCTGGCAGGATAGATCAAATTCAGGTTTCACAACAGTTGGTGTTGCAGTTACAGACCCACAGTATGGATTTGTAATGAATAGATTTACTGCAAGTCCCGATACAGGTGGAAGTATTACAATCAATGGTGGTAGTGTAAATCTAAACATAGACACTAGTTTCACGGGTGTCTCTACTGTAATAAATACAAGAACATACCAATTGGGACAAAAGTTCACTAGTGGTGTGTCCCAACCTGAATCCAAAAAGTATTCTGGTAATATTATTTTCGTGGATAACAGACCTTCGGTTACGAGATCTGCCTCCCAGAAAGAAGATGTAAAAATTATCTTACAGTTCTAAAAAATCATGCCACAGGAAACTAATCTCAACGTTGCTCCTTATTTTGACGATTTTGAACCTAGCAATAACTACTACAAGGTTCTTTTCAAACCAGGTTTTCCTGTCCAGGCGAGGGAACTTAATAATTTACAGTCAATTTTACAAAACCAAGTAGAAGATTTTGGTAATAGCATTTATAAGGAAGGTGCTAAGGTAATTCCTGGTGACTTGACATATTTGGATGAATTCTTCTGTGTGCAAATTGATCCTGAATATTTGGGAATTCCTGTAAGTTTATATCTTGATCAACTGGTAGGTAAAGAAATTAAGGGCCAGACATCTGGTGTTACAGCAAAAGTAGTTAAGTATATTTCAAATACAGAATCTGAAAAAGGGACATATACCCTTTATGTGGATTATTTCAATTCTTCAACAACTGCTGTAGATGATCCTTTATTTGCAGACAATGAAGTCCTTTTGACAACTGAAACCATTACCTATGGAAGTACTTTCATTTCAGCAGGAGAAGGTTTTGCTAAATCAATCATTTCTGATTCTGCTGCCATTGGAAGTGCAATGGGTCTTGATACAGGTGTATATTACCTGAGAGGTTATTTTGTAAATGTCCCAAGTCAGTTATTGATTCTTGACCAATATACCAACAATCCCAATTACAGAATTGGTCTGAATGTAAAAGAAGAGATAATCACTGCAGATATTGATGAAACCTTAACAGATAATGCCCAAGGTTTTAATAACTTTACTGCACCTGGTGCTGACAGATTTAAGATTACTGCCACTTTAGTCAAAAAAGATCTTAATGATCTAAATGATGAGAACTTTATTCTTCTTTCAGAAGTTGTCAATGGTCAAGTAAGATCTGTAAATACCAGAACACAATATTCACAACTTGGTGATGAACTGGCAAAAAGAACCTTTGATGAATCTGGAAATTATTATGTAAAAGAATTCACCACAACAGTCAGAGAAAGCCTTAATAATTTCAAAGGAAATGATGGTCTTTATGATCCTGGACAATTGACACAGGGTGGTAATCAACCATCTGAAGATCAATTTGTTTATAAGATTTCCCCTGGTAAAGCATATGTAAAGGGTTATTATGTTGAAACCCTGAGTACAACTATTGTAGATGCATTAAAACCCAGAACAACCAAGAATGTTCCTGCAGAAGCAGTGAATTTTGGTTTTGGTCCTACCTTCACTGTAAATAATGTAAGTGGTTCCCCAACTTTAGGTATTGGTGCTAATACTTTAAGTTTAAGAAATGAAAGAGTTGGAAGTGATAGTTATGCAGAACCAGGTGATGAAATTGGTATTGCAAGAATTTATGACTTTGTATTAGAATCTGGTTCTTATGATACTACTTTCCCACAACTGAATAAGTGGGATCTTTCATTGTTTGATGTTCAAACCTATACCACTTTGAATGTCAATGAACCTGTAAGTCTTTCTACACCTACATATGTTTTTGGTAATTCCAGTGGTGCTTCTGGTTATTTGAGATATCCAACCACCAATTCTGGTATTGCAACAGTTTATGATGTCAAAGGTGATTTCATTATTGGTGAAAGACTGTCATTTAATGGAACTAATGAAAATTCTAGAACAACAACTTCTGTTAAGAAGTATGGTGTTTCTGATGTTAAGTCAGTATATGGTATTGTAGGTGGTGCTTCTACATTTACTGCAGACTTAATTCAAACCCCTATTACTACCATTGGTATTGCAAGTATTACAACAGCTGGTAGAATTACAAGTCCTAATACTTCCTGGGTTGGTATTGTAACAGTAGGTAATATTGTTCAGTATTCTGAACCCACCAATACAACACCAAACTATGCACAGGTTACTACAGTAACAACTGATTATATTGATGTTCAAGCAGTACAAGATGTTCCTGGTTTTATTGATGGTGCATTACCAGTAACAAATACACAAGTAACAGATCTTACTATTGTAGAAACAAGAAATCAAAGAACTGCATTCAGTGGAAATGCCGCAGACAATACTTCACTGTATAGTATTTTCCCTAAAACAAATATATCTTCAGTTGATCTGACAAATGCAAGTCTTGTAATTAGAAAACAGTATGATGTTGCAATTTCAGGAAATGAAATTACACCTATTGTTGCAGATACTAATGAAGTATTTTTACCTTTTGATGAAGAAAGATACACACTATTAAGATCTGATGGAACAACAGAAGTTCTTACAGAAGATAAGTTTGTTTTCACTAGTGGTTCTAGGGAACTTGCAATCATTGGACTGGGAAGTAATGATCCTAGTGCAAAATTAGTAACAACACTTAGAAAATCAAATATCACATCTAAGGTAAAAAGAAAAGCAACAGTCAATAGTATTCTGATTGATAAGTCATCCAATTCTGCATCAGGTATTGGAACTACCACACTGAATGATGGTTTGACTTATGGTAACTATGCATTTGGAACAAGGGTTCAGGATCCTATTGTTTCATTGAATGTACCTGATGTAATTAATATCTGGGGTATATTTGAAAGTGATGGTACAGCAGATCCTGCATGTCCTGCAATGGTTCTATCTTCATTAGATGGTCCTACAAATACTACAAATGATTTGGTAATTGGTGAAGAAATTGTTGGAACTATCAGTGGTGCTAGGGCAACCTATCTGACAAGAAATACAGATGTAAGTGTTGGTTTTGTTTATTCTAATGACACTACATTCTTAAATGGTGAAGTCATTAACTTCACTACTTCTGGCGTAAATGCAATTGTAAGTAATCTTTCTGGTAACAGTAAGGAAATCACTTCCTCCTATCAACTTGTAAATGGTCAGAAACCAACCATTTATGACTATTCCAGAATTGTACTTAATGCAAATGCAACTACACCTAGTAAGAAAGTAATTGTATATTATCAAAGTGCATTCTATGATTCTGGTGATACTGGTGACATCACTACAGTAAATTCTTATACTTCATTTAATTATGGAACTGAAATTGCTGATACTCAAGGAAATAGAAATAGTGACATCATTGATGCTAGACCTAGGGTACAGAACTACACAGTTGCAGAAGGGGCACATTCGCCTTTTGAATTCTTAGGAAGAACATTTGGTTCTACTGAAAATAGTTCTAAGAACATTATTGCATCAGATGAATCAGTAACAATTGGATATGATTTCTATCTTCCTAGGGCTGATAGGATTTATGTTGATAAGAATGGATCATTTATGATCAAACCTGGAACTCCTGATGAAAATCCAAAACTTCCAGATACCACTAGTGATGCACTGAATATTGCAAATGCCTTCTTACCTGCATATCTTTATGATGTAGATGACGCAATAGTCACATTTATTGACTATAAAAGATATCAGATGTCTGATATTTCCAAACTTGAACAAAGAATCAAAAACATTGAATACTATACTTCACTTAGTCAATTAGAATCTGCAACCATCAATCAGTTTATTCCTGATGGCAATGGACTGAATAGATTTAAGTCTGGTATCTTTGTAGATAACTTCTCATCATTGGAAACACAAGATGTTTCTATTGGTGTTAAGAACTCCATTGATACTAAGAAAAATATTCTTAGACCTTCACACTACTCCACTTCCATTAACCTTGAAGCAGGTAATGCGTCTATGGTTGGAATTGGTACAACAGTTGATAATAATGCTGACCCTAGATTTGTTGCACAAGATGGAACAAATATTGTCAGAAATGGTCAGGTTATTACTTTGGACTATGAACAAGTCTATTATGTTGGTAATCCATTTGCAACCAGGGTTGAAAATGTAACTCCTTTCCTTGTATCATTCTGGGATGGTTCTATCAAACTGGAACCAAGTTCTGATGTATGGATTGATGTTGTAAAACTGAAACCACGCGACATCTTAAAGGAAGGTAATTTCAATGCAATCTCAGAAGCATTAGGTATAGAAAACTTTAGTACTACTGATGGAAAAAGACAGGGCTGTGCTCCTATTATCTGGAGTTCCTGGGAAACTGCATCCATCAAGGTTGATGAATCATTTAGTACTGAAGTAATTGAAAATGATGTTGTAACTTCAACAAAAACAGGCAAAGGTAAAAAATATGATATTCGCGGTCCTAAAATTGGAGAGAACTTTGTTGGAACAAGGACAGTTACAACCACAAAAACTATCAATACTGAAGAAAGACAAAAGAGAACAGGTATTCAAAAAATTATAACTGAAGATATTGAGAAGGTTAATCTTGGTGATAGAGTTGTAAGTAGAGATATTATCAATTATGTAAGATCTCGCAATGTTGAATATACTGGAACTGGTTTCAAACCCTATACTAGACTTTATTCATTCTTTGATTCAGTAGATGTAACTAAGTTCTGTACTCCAAAACTTTTACAGATTGAAATGATCTCTGGAACCTTTGAGGTTGGTGAGACCATAAGTTCTGTTATGGTTTCTAAGGGAACTTTGTATAAGGGAAGAAATTCCAAGAGAATTAGACAAAGATTGAATTTCAAGGTAGCACAAGCTAATCATAAGTATGGACCATTTAATAATCCATCAGATACTTATGATTCCAATCCATATGATAGGGATCTTACACTTCCTAGTGCATATTCACAAACATCAACAATTTTAAACATTGATACTTTTAGTCTTTCCCAAGAAACATCACCAAATTTTGGTGGAGTAATTACTACTGGAATGACTTTAGTGGGTCAAAGAAGTGGTGCTCAAGCAAAAGTTACAGATGTAAAACTGATTACTGATAGACTTGGAACCATTCAAGGTACATTCAAAATTCCTGCATCAGCTGATAGGAGAGCACCATTATTTGAGACAGGAAATAATACATTTAGACTGACATCCAGTGAAACAAATAGTCTGATAAGAGGTACATTTACAACAGCAGGTGAAGAAATTTATTATTCACAAGGTTCTGTAGAAAGAACACAGGAGACTACACTTTCTCTCAGAAATGCAAAAATATCTGTAGAGAACTTCTCAGAACAACAAACTCTTAGTGATAGTACTACAACACCAGTATATACAAACACCACATCTATTGCACCTCCTCCTTCAAAACCTGCATATTCACCCACACCTACACAATCATATTCACCCCCATCACCAGTAAGGTCAAATCCTCCAGTTGTACCAACTCCTGAAACTCCTGCTCCTTCTAGTGGTGATAATGGTGGTGGAAGTCCACCAAGTAGAACACCAAAAGAACCAAAAAATGTAAAAATTGGAGGTACAAGACTGGTAAAGGGTCAGAATACTCCTATATTTGACTTACCAGCTTCTCTTTCTGTTGTTGCTGCCAAGAGTCCTCTTGCTCAGTTTGTAAAGAAAGCAAATCCAAGTGCAGTTAAGAAGTGTAAGAGAAAGGACCCTCTTGCACAAACATTCTTCATTCCTGATGATACTGGTGTTTATATGACCAGTGTTGATATATTCTTTAGAACAAAAGACACTAATGTTCCTGTAACTGTACAATTGCGTGAAGTTGAATTGGGAACACCAACTTCAACTGTTATTCCTTATTCTGAAGTTGATGTTGATCCAAAATTCATCACACTTTCAGAAGATGGAACTGTACCCACAAATATTCCATTTGATGCACCTGTCTATCTGAATCCAGGAAAGGAATATGCAATTGTACTCCTTTCTCACTCAACTGAATATTCAGTATGGATTTCTAGATTTGGTGAAAAGGAAGTAAGTTCTTCTGGAACAGAAGCAGGTTCAACCATTGTTTCTGCACAACCCCTGTTGGGTTCTCTGTTCAAGTCACAAAATGCAACAACTTGGACACCTTCACAGTATGAAGATCTGAAGTTCAACCTTTACAGGGCCAACTTTGCAGAATCTGGTACTATAAGATTCTATAATCCCCAACTTCCCACAGATCTGGAAGAAATTACAGATAATGGAATCACAATGTATTCCAGAAATGTAAGGGTAGGTCTTGGAACAACTGTAGTATCACCTGCACCTGAACTTGGTAATACCATTACTCAAGCAAATAATGATGTAACAGGTACTCTGGTAGGTTATGCTGGTTCTGCAACTGGTGACCTTACAATCACCAATGCTGGTGTTGGTTATACGCCTTCTGTTGGTTCCTTTGTATTCACTGGGGTTGCACTTACTAGTATAACAGGATTTGGTGAAAATGCAATAGCAGATATTACCATTCAAAATGGTGTAGCTATTGCTGCTACTATTTCTAGTTCTGGTGGAAAAGGTTATGCAATTGGTGATGTACTGAAACCATTGATTGTTGGTAGCAGTTCTCTTGGTGTTGGTATGCGTCTTTCAGTGTCTGAAATCTATGGAAGTAATGAATTGATCATTGATGAAATTCAAGGGGAATACACCACACTGGCCTCAGACTACCTTACATACACAAATAGCAGTGGTGTGACTGATATATCCATCAATGCTGGTGTAGGGGGTAGTGTGGTCCCACAGGCACCTCTCAGGGTCATCTCTGATGGTACTATCGCCAAGGTGTTCCATAGAAACCACGGTATGTATAGTAATACCAACCTGGTGACCCTAAGTGATGTTTCTGGTGATACAGTACCAACCCTTTTGACAGAAGATTATACATTCTCTTCCACATCACCCATTCCAGTTGCTGATTCAACAAACTTCACAACCTTTGAAAATATTGATGTTTCTGTCACAAATCCTGGTTATGTTCAGATTGGTGAAGAAATCATCCAATACACTGGAATCTTTAGTAATACACTGACTGGTATTACTAGGGCAATTGATAATACTATCCCAACCACTCACTTTGTTGATGATGTAGTTTCACTGTATCAATTGAATGGTGTTTCACTCAGAAGAATCAATAAGACACACAACTTGAATGAAGTAACTACACCTAATGCAATCACATTGGATAGTTATCACATCAAGATCAATATGAATGGTGGTACTGGTGGTTCTGAAGGAACAAATAGAACTGGTGCAGGAACACTTCCTGCCCTTCACTTCAACACTAAGACAATTGGTGGTGGAACAGAAGCAAAAGGTACTTATAACATCCCATTTGACATTGTTGTTCCACAGATTACCACAATCACACCCACTGGAACAAGTACTAAGAATACCATCAGAACCATTTCTGGAAGTACTTTGAATGGATCACAAAGTTCATTTGTTGATCAAGGGGAACAGACCATTCTTTATGGTCAGAATAACTACTTCAATTCCAGTAGAATGGTTGCTTCTAGGGTAAATGAAGAAACATATCTTGATGATCTTTCTGGTAATAAATCACTTTCAGTAAGTATTAGTTTGAATTCTGGTGATTCTAGAATCTCTCCTGCTATTGATATTAGTAATTCTTCTGTCATTCTTATAAGTAATAGAATCAATAGACCAGTTACTGATTATGCCAACAACCTTACTGTCAAGAAAGTTACAGAAGATCCAAATAATTTCTTCTATGTGACCAAGAATATTGTTTTGGAAAATCCTGCAACATCTCTACAGGTATTGTTGGATTCCTATGTAACTACATTCAATGATGTAAGACTCTTCTATGCACTTGATCAGTCAGATGATGTGAATGAAGTAACATTCATTCCATTCCCTGGTTACAAGAATCTTGGTGATGGTACTTCTGATACATTTATTGGAAAACTTGATAGTCTGACTCCTCTTCCACAACCAGAACAGTTCATAGAATATAAATTTAGTGAAAACAACTTGAATCCCTTCAAGTCATTTAGAATCAAGATTATTGGAACTTCAACTAATTCAGCTGTTGTTCCACAATTTAAGAACCTTCGTTGTATCGCACTTGCTTGATATGGATAAGATTCCTGTAAAAGGACATTCTGAACTTATAAGAGATTCATCCACAAATGCCATCATCAATAAAGATAGAGATGGCTATAGAGAATATATTGCAACCCGCGAAAGGATGAATAATGATAAGGAGAGGATTCAATCTTTAGAAAAGAAGGTTGAATCCATCTCTGATGATATTAGTGATATTAAGAATATGATAAACTTACTTATCAGAAAGGAAAATGCCTAACAGTACTTTTGTATTTGAACCAGAAGCAGGTATTGCGTATCCTGTGAATATGATTGTAAATACTTCTACTGACTTTGAATTCACATATCAGATTTTGAATTCCAATAGAACACCTTTCAACTTTCTTGGTTGGAGAGGTTCTGCCCAAATGGCAAAATCAGTGGCAATTGGTGCCACTTTGGGTGCTGTTGCAACATTTGATGTTAGTTTCAGTGATCCTCAAAATGGGGAATTGACAATCAGACTAGATAGAAATCAGACAAGTAGTTTGAAAGAAGGTAGATATGTCTATGATATTCTAGTAGATTCAGGGGCAACTAATCTTCATAGAATTGTCACTGGTGATATTTTAGTCTATGCTGGTATTTCTTCAGTACCATAAATACTTGTATAGAATAGAATAGTATGGGTAATGGCACAACCATCCACTCGAACAGAACTGATTGAATATTGTTTAAGACAGTTGGGTGCTCCTGTTATAGAAGTCAATCTTGCTGAAGAACAAATTGAAGATTTAGTGGATGATGCCATTCAGTTCTTTCAAGAAAGACACTTCAATGGTGTCATTCAAACATATTTAAAATATGAAATAACTGAAGATGATATAAACAGGGCAAGGGGACCTGGTAGTTCTAAAGTTATTGAAGTAAGTACAGAAACTGCCACTGCTGATATTGTTGGTAATCCAACTACCTTTACCTTCAAAGAAAACAACAACTTTATTCAAGTCCCACCCAGTGTGATTGGAATCAATAAAGTGTGGCAATATGATGGTGTTTATGCCATGGAAGGATCTGGGATGTTTAACATCAAATACCAGATGTTTCTGAATGATATTTACTATTGGGGCAATCTTGATTTACTTTCATATGATATGGCTATGACATATCTTGAAACTATGAATTTCTTGTTGAACACACATAAGCAGATTAGATTCAATCAAAGACAAGATAGACTTTATTTGGATGTTAATCCAAATACACTAAACAAGGGTGAATATCTTATTATTGATTGTTGGAGAGCAATGGACCCCAACGATTATCCACGTGTCTGGAATGATTCATTCCTAAAACCATATTTGACTGCCCTTATGAAGAGACAGTGGGGGCAAAACCTTATCAAATTCCAGGGAGTTAAATTACCAGGAGGTATTGAATTCAATGGAAGACAACTATATGATGATGCACAGTTAGAACTCGATAAGATTGCTGAGAGAATGCTCAGTACTTATGAGATTCCACCATTAGATTTAATCGGGTAAGGTTTTATGCTCAATCCCTATTTTCTAAAAGGTTCCAGGAACGAACAGAGCCTGGTACAAAACCTCATCAATGAACAGTTGAGAATGTATGGCGTTGAATGTTATTACATTCCACGACAGTATGTCACAACTAAAAATATTATCAAGGAGGTTATAGAATCTAGGTTTGAGAATGCTTATCCTTTAGAAGCATATCTAGAAAACTATGAAGGATATGATGGTCAGGGAACATTATTATCCAAGTTTGGCATTGAGGAGAAGGATGATGTAAGACTGACCATTTCAAGAGAAAGATTTGAGACTTACATTGTTCCATTAATGAGTAGAATTCCTGACATAAAGTTAGGAACAAGACCAAGAGAAGGAGATATAATTTATTTCCCATTGGGGGATAGACTTTTTGAAGTTAAGTATGTTGAACATGAAAAACCTTTCTATCAACTTAATAAGAATTATGTCTATACACTAACCTGTGAATTGTTCAGGTATGAGGATGAAGTTATTGATACTGGGATTGAACAAATTGATGATGACATAGTAAAAGATGGTTATATACAAACACTTTCATTAATAGGAATTGGTTCTACTGCAACTGCAATTACCAGTACCTGTCCCTTAAGATCTATACAAAGAATTTATGTAGAAAACAGGGGTTCAGGCTATAAGACATTACCAACTATTAATATTTCTGCTGCACCACCAGGTGGTGTTAATGCAACTGGGTTTGCATCATTATCCAGTTATTATGTACCCTGTGAAAATGGATTTCAAAATGGTGTTTCTGCAATATGTTTAGAAAACCCTGGTTGTGGTTATTCAGGAACACCTTGGGTGACCATTAATGGTGGTGGTGGAACAGGTGCAGCTGCCACTGTCAAAATGTCTGATGGTGGTTCAATTGGAATTGTAACTATTACTAGTGGTGGTTCTGGTTACACAACAAATCCATTAGTGCTGTTTGAAAGACCACTTATTTTAAATGGATCACCTGGTGCTAATGATCCCAAAACAATATTTAATTTCAGTGACACTGAATATTATTTTGATTCCACTTTAATTACATTTGATGATGATGAAGTATATAACTATGAACCTGGTTATGGATATGGTATCATAAATTCTGCTGGTGTTGTGACTGCAATTTGTATCATTGATGCTGGAAGTGGTTTTGCTGAACCACCTGAAGTATTCATTGAAAGACCTTCATTCTATGGAGTAGGTGTTGGAACAGGAAGTTTCATATTCAATGAAGTTGTTAGAGGTGAAACTTCAGGAACAGAATCAAGAGTAAAGACTTGGAATGCTGTAACTGGAAAACTAGAGGTATCAATTATAGATGGCAATTACCAAATAAGAGAAATATTGGTAGGACAAGAATCAGGTGCTAAGTTCATTGTAGGTGGTATTGATGAATTCAATACTGTTGATAAATTTAATGAAGCAGAAGAATTTGAAATTGAAGGTGATAAAATATTAGACTTTAGTGTATCCAATCCTTTCGGTAACCCATGGTAGAATTTGTTCGTTGGTCTCTCAATAACCCCATCACACTGGGGAGTATGTGTTTTTCTTTAGTTTTTATTCCCATCCTTGGTATATGGGCTATCCATAAATATGAATGGCAACATTGGGAACCATTCTCAAAGATCCATAAAAAATGAATTTATATTTAAGACCATTAGATGATGTAAATGATCCAACTTGGAGTGTTATTATCTCACTTATCATTTTGTTAATGGGTGTTGGTTATTACATTTTTATTCTTCTAAATCTGGCATCTAAAGAAATGACAGATGGTGACAAGGAAAAGTAAAGTAAGTTACTAAATAGTTGAAAAATTAGTAGTAATCATGTTTGAATATTTTTATCATGAGATTTTCAGATCAGTAATTATTGGTTTTGGAACTCTCTTCAATAAAATTGAAATCCAACATAAAAATGATGATGGTGAAACTTTTAGTAAAATCAAGGTCCCACTTGCGTATGGACCTACTCAAAAGTTTCTTGCCAGACTAGAACAAGAACCTGATCTGAACAAACCAGTTCAGATCACACTTCCTCGCATGTCATTTGAATTCAATGGACTTCAGTATGATCCCACTAGGAAACTAACTCAAACCACTCAGGTAGTTACCACCACACCAGAGGGAGAGGTCAAAAAGTTTTATGTTCCAGTCCCCTATAATATGAATATTGAGTTGTCTATTATGACAAAACTCAATGATGATATGTTGCAAATTGTGGAACAAATTCTACCTTATTTTCAACCTTATTACAACCTACCCATCAAACTTCTGGGAAATCTCAAGCAAGTAAAGGATATTCCCATTCAGATTGATAGTATTGATATGGTTGATGATTATGAAGGAAACTTTGATACTCGCAGGACACTAATCTATACTATTAGATTTACCGCTAAAACTTATCTGTATGGTCCTGCACCTGATGCATCTAAAGAAATCATCAGAAAGGCATCTATTGGTTATGCTGCTGGTACAAGAGAAAGTGCTGAAAGAGATGTTCTTTACAATGTCACACCTAGGGCACTCAAGGAGTATGATGGTGATGTTGTAACAAACCTTGCAGATAATATTCCAAGATCTACCAATATCATTCCTGTTGATGATGCAACTAACATCAGAACACAGACTAGAATTTATATCAATCAAGAGTTGATGTATGTTCGTTCAATTGAAGGCAATAAACTTGTTGTAAATAGGGGACAAGATGGATCGCCCACACAAGATCATGTACTTGGTTCTAGTGTATATGTGATCACTGAGGCAGATAATAGACTGGTAGAACCTGGTGATGACTTTGGTTTTGATGGTTCCTTTGATTCATTCTGATTAGGAGAATGTGATTATGTCTAAATTCGATAAGTTGAATGAAGTCTTCGAAACAGAAGATGAACCTATTGACATTGGTGAAACCACCGTCATATCAAAGGAGGAAAGATTAGCTAAAATTGAATCTTCTGTTGAAGATATTCATAAAGATTATGAATATACTAGAGGAAATCTTTATTCAATTATTGAAAAAGGACAGGAAGCACTCAATGGTATTCTTGAATTGGCACAAGAAAGTGAAATGCCCAGAGCCTATGAGGTGGCTGGGCAACTTATCAAGAATGTTGCAGATGCCACAGACAAACTTATGGCATTACAGAAGAATCTGAAAGATGTAACAAAAGAAGATGATAAGGGACCTACCAATGTCACCAATGCATTATTTGTAGGTTCTACTGCAGATCTTCAAAAGATGTTGAAGAGTATGAATAAGAGTACTGATAATAAATAAGGTAGAAGAGACTCTAAAGAAAAATGGGTGATTTAGGACAATTTTATGATTTCATTGAAGAAAATAGAAATTCTGACGCCATTAGAAGAAAGAGAAAAATAAAAGAAAGAATAGAAAGAGAAAGAAGAGGAAACATAGAACCAGACATCAAGGAAAGTTCCTTTGATGCATTTTGTAATGCCTTGAATGAGGAATTCAACAAACCCAAAATATCAAAGTCTTCACCTCAAAAAAGAGTACAAACTCAAGTAAGTCCCAAAAGTATAAAGGAAGAAAAAAATAAAAAAGTAAATCAACAAAAAACACTTTTAGAACAATCTCTTCAACTTCTCCATAAGGAAAGTCCCAATCATCCACAAGATGGACTTATTGATTTGTTTGTCTCAAATCAAAATCCAGGTTCTCTTATTGATAGAACTATTGAAATTTTGAGTACTCCTCAAGAACCTTCTTTAGTTGAAGAGGATAATCAATCTATTGTTGATAAATCTGTAGAAAGATTTAGAGAAAGTCTCAAATATGAACCCAAACAAGATTATGTAATTGAAGAGGTATCTGAAATTGAGAAACTGAAAAAGGAGGTTGATAACCTCAAAACCTTGTTATATAACACTATGAAAGAGGT